CAAACAGGAACTTGTTAGCCTCAAGGCTAATCTACAAGAGGATCTAAAGAAGCGCAAGAAAGGCACAGGCATGGCTATTTTTGAAACAGATAAGACTACCGATTTAGCACTAATCAAAGAGCATATCGAAGCCTTTAAATTGATCCTCAAATACTATGGAGTAAAAGATGAGTGAGACTAATCGAACACGATTTGACCTAGAGCAAGATATCATGAACTGCTGGAGCGTAGTTGAAGATATCAAAGAACTCAGCCGTTGCAAGATGGATCGGCGCAATATGACTGAAGATGAGGTCAACAATTACCTATTGGGCCTTGAGACGATCTATCAGGTCAAGTTTGAACGGCTATTTGAGACATTTGAGATGCTAATCAGGCAAAATGCATTCCATGACAGGAAGCCCTTTACTGACTAAGTAGTTGATGCCCTATTGTTCATTACCATGGACTAACATAGACATCTCTCCGCAAGGAGAGATGTCTCCTTGCTGTAAGTTTAAAAGTTCTCTATATCCCAACAGACCTAGCAACATCAATTCATCATCTATAGATGAATATATCAATAGCCCCACACTAAAAGAAGTAAAACGAGATTTCAAAGAAGGAAAATGGCCTAAGGGTTGTGAACGTTGTAAGATCGAAGAGGCTAACGATATACGTAGCAAGCGTGTTCAAGACCATGAACGTTGGGGCTCATTATTATCAGAGGATAAAGGTTTCGTCACCGCTAGTGTAGCGTTCGGAAACACATGTAATCTGAGTTGTATAACCTGCGACCCATCAGCATCAAGTAAATGGCAACAAGAATGGAAGATACTTTTAGGTAAGGATGTCAAACCTAATCATTTTTACAAAGAAGATTTCGTACAGAGTTTTAAAGATAAGACACCCAATCTGATTCATCTTGATATACCGGGCGGTGAGCCTTTACTGAGTGGTGTCAAGCAACAAAAAGAGTTGTTACGCATGTATATAAATGATAACTCTGCTAAAGATATCAGCCTTCATTATACAACAAACTGCACTAAGTTTCCTGATGATGAATGGTTAGAGATATGGAGCCACTTCAACGAAGTAGAATTGCAGTTGAGCATAGATGGTGTGGCTGATAAATTTGAATATATCAGGTATCCTGCAGTATGGGAAGAAGTGCTATCTAACATAAAAAAATATATAGAACTTAGAAACAGTAGCAGTATCAAACTAGGTGTTTCTACTACAGTCAGCGCATATAATATTGCGTATCTAAATGAGTTAGTAGAATGGTGTGATGACATAGGATTAGGGTTGCCTTATCTAGGCAGGGTACATAACCCAGTTCACTTAAGACCTACTGTATGGAGAGAAGACGCTAAACAATTCATCATAAATCGATTAGAGAATTGCCGTTTTGATCTAAGCCCGTTCATCTTGCTGTTGAATACTGAAGACGACAGCAAACACTTTGATACGTTTAGATATAGATTAGTGAGGCACGATGGTTTTCGTAAATTAAACTTTAAGAATACTTTTCCCGAAATGGTTGATTTTTTAGTAGATAAGAAATAATATATTAATAGCAAATGCGAGGTGTCTAGTGAGCGGGAATTTCACAGTTATCAGTAACGAAGAAGCGACACTCTTTCAAAAATTGAAAGAGATGTATAAAGAGGTTTGTAGCCTAACGGTTAATCATGATGTACTCAACGATCATGCTGTAGTCTATCCTAGCAATTTAGGACCTGTATTGGAAAAAGTAGACCAATATTGGTATAAGGGCAGTTTATGAAATGGTTCAATGAGGTCAAAAGCATCACCCCGAAACAAGATGCTACGTGGTATGTCAAGTGGAGTGTCAGCATCATCATGCTTGTAGGCATGGCTTTAGGTCGTGGTACAGGTAATCCTGAGTGGCAAGTATACGATACTGCCGCTAGTTGGATAGGCGCGTTAGGTTGGTACTGGGTTGGCTACAAGTGGGGCGACAGAGCCATGCAATTAGTTAATGGCGTGATGCTGTTCATTTGCACCGTGGGCCTCATCAAACAATTAAATCTATTATGAGTACAGAAATTGTCAAGTGTCCTATTAGTGGTTGTAGGAAGAAATTAGATAGCGATAACATACCTGTAGAATATTGCGACTTTCAGCAAGGTCGTTGTCCTATGTACCCTAAACCTAATTTGACTTTACGCGCGGCGTTATTTTATGCCATGATTTTTATTATACTATTCGGTGTTATGTGGTTAACTATCTAAAGAATTTTTTGATCAAACTAGTATTGCTACCGCTCATCATAATGTTCGGTAGTCTATTTTTGCTATTGTTTTTGATTCATCCAAAATTTAGATTATTAAAGAATAAATCATTAAGTAAAAAGCATTCAGAAGAATGACCCAAACATGTTGTTTTCCTGCTAGCACTATAGTATAATAATAGTGCGCTAACAAGGGGACGCAACATGAAAAAAGAACTTGACGAACTGCTGTGCAAGCAATATCCAAAAATTTTCCGTGATCGCCATGGCGATATGCGGACTACCGCCATGTGCTGGGGATTTGATATCGGTGATGGTTGGTTCAACATCATCAATCAAATGTGCCGTAGTATGCAATGGCACATCGACCAATCACGCAAAAGCCGCGCCCGCGCACTTAGATATAACCGTGCTGTCAAAAGGGCCATTAATGGTGATCTTGAACCTCTCATCAAGTATCACACATACGGTAGGGGGTTACAAGCCCGTGAATACGCTATCAAGTATACTAACGAAGATGTTGAGCGTGGTCTTAAATTTCGTGATGTACCTAAGGCGTGCCCACAAGTTGTAGCAAGTCAAGTCAAAGAAAAGTTTGGTACGTTGCGTTTCTATTACTATGGCGGTGATGAATACTGTCAAGGTGTAGAATCGTTGGCTGATAGCATGAGTGCTGTTACTTGTGAAGACTGTGGTAACCCGGGCAAATATCTGCCCCAAGGTTGGCACCGTACATTGTGCGAAACACATGCTAAAGAGCAGGGTTACGATTGGAATGTGCCGGAATTTGAAGAGGATGAAGATGAAGATTAAATTAGTGAGTGATCTACATCTTGAGTTTAGTGATGTAGACATTCCAAATAATGGTTGTGATGTACTAATATTGAGCGGCGATATTATGATCGCACAAGACCTTCACGACCATCCTCGCGGTGATTGGCTGCAAACCCAGGAGTACCTTTGGAAGGGAGGTCAGATGCGACCTCAAAAGGCAGATCGATTCCGTAATTTTCTTGATCGCTGTAGCAAGAACTTTCCGCATGTGATTTATGTAGCAGGCAACCATGAGTTTTATCATGGTAAGTGGTATGCTACACTTGATTACTTACGTGAGGAATGTAGTTATTGGCCAAACATCTATTTCCTTGAGAAAGATGTCAAAGTCATCGATGATATAGCCTTTCTTGGTTGCACTCTTTGGACTGACTTGAACAAGGGTGACCCATTGACTATGCATAGCGTTGAGTCTATGATGAACGATCATAGACTGATTCGCAATGATAAGTTGGGATTTAGTAGGCTTAGAGCCATGCATACTATGGAGCGCCATCAAGAACATAAGAATTGGTTACGTGAAACATTACCAAACTATAATAAGGTAGTGGTAGTTGGCCATATGGGACCAAGTCACCTTAGCATCCACGAACAATATAAAAATGATTTTCACTTGAATGGTGGATACTGTAGCGACCTCAGCGAATTCATTCTTGATCATCCACAGATCAAATTATGGACTCAAGGGCATACACATCATGCTTTTGAATATATGATAGGATCTACCAAAGTGGCCTGTAATCCACGTGGATACGAGGGTTATGAACCCGACAGTGGTTGGGATGTAAATAGTATCATAGAACTATGACTACTCCAATTCCATTCGTACCCTCACCTCTATTAAAATACACTGAGCGTTATAATCGACAACAGGATGAGTTACGCATCCGTCGTTTAGAAGATCAACGTGCAGAAGTAGAGCGTGAGGCATTGAAACTTGAGAAACATCAAGAAGAACAGCGCCTCGTTGAGCGTAGAAAAATGCAAGATGAGATGAAGGATCTAAATCTCTACAATCGTTTGGGTCAAGTGCAAGCATATCGTGACTACAAATATGCATATTGGGTAGGCACATTGATAGATCAGTATATCTAGGCAACCAAAGTACTTGATACTTGAAGTGCTATATCATATAATATCTCTACATTGTTGAAAGACAATGCTTTTACTAAGAGGAAATTGAAATGAGTAATGTAAATGTAACTAAGCAGGGTCGTCTTCTTGAGGCTCTTCGTACTGGTGAGCAGTTGACTGCTGCCCAGATCAAGGCACGTTTTGGCATCGCTAACCCGACTGCCACTGTTAGTGACTTGCGCTTCTTGGGCTTCGCTGTTTACGCTAACCCAAGCACTGACTCTAAGGGTCGCACTTCAACTAAGTATCGTCTCGGAACTCCGAGCCGTGCTGTTGTTGCTGCCGGCTACAAGGCGTTGGCTGCTGGTCTAGTCTAATCATTGATTAGAAGGTCTGCGGGCGCCTTAAGTCCCGCATACTATAAATCATAAATGAATATTTTTCATAAACTATTCAACAAACTTGGTCGATATCGTTTAATACATGATCGACGGACCGGTGCAGATTATATGCACCGGTATTATTTATTTCTGAGGGACCGTTGCTGGTTTCCGTTCAATCTTACACTACATAAGATTGTTCGTAGTGACGATCCTGTTTTTCATGACCACCCCTGGCCTTATATGACTATCATACTTAAGGGTGGTTACTATGAGCATACCCCGTTGTATATAGGAAAATATATACGAGGCGAGAAGATTCGCTGGCGTGGACCGGGTAGCATCATCATACGCGGTAGCAAAGCATTGCATTGGCTTGAAATGGACCCAGATGTAGGATCTGCTACTACACTATTCTTCATGGGACCTCAAGTACGTGATTGGGGATTTGTAATCAAAACTAAGGATACCCCTAAGGGTAATACTGAATGGATCAAGCACGACGAGTGCTTGGATAATTGGGATCAATTAGTAAAATAAATATGAGCATGGAACTATTATTTGTGCTATCTATCTTTGCGTCCGGCTGGGTATGCGGTCAATTTTTCATGACCTACAAACTTCGCCGAGCCATCAAAAAGATCGCTGAAGAAAACGGTATGACGCTAGAAGAGATAGTAGAGATGTTTGATCAAGCAAACGGACTAGAGACTAGAGTTATCAAAGTACCTAATTTCTTTACTGAGGTCGCAGATAATAGTATACTATTATATAACAAGGATACAGGAAGATTCATGGGCCAAGCAAAGACTATAGAAGAACTCGCTGAACATATCTATAAGTTTGAAAAGGTCAAGTTTGCCCTAGTCAACCATGAATCTAAACAATTTTGGTTTGTTGAGGGCAAGATACGTGATGATTTAAAAGAATTGCAATGAAAGTAAACATCGGGAAGTATTTCAAAAGAGCGATTGATAGGCGCATATCGGTAGAGATAGAGCGCCATGATTCTTTCAGCATGGATCATACGTTGTCGTATGTCATACTGCCCATGTTGATTCAATTAAAAGAATGTAAACATGGTATCCCACATGAATTTGCAGAAGTAGGCGGTGCCGATTATGAGGCACAAGAAAGTTTTGACTTTTATAAAGAAACACATAACGAGTGTTTCGACAAAGGTGTTGAACGTTGGAACGAAGTATTAGATAAAATGATATGGAGTTTTGAGCAAATCCTACTTGATGAGTATGAAGAAAAGTATCGTCACGGTAGAAGTGAATTTGATTGGGTTAGGACTGATAAAGAGTTCCCCAATCCCGTTACCGGCAAGATAGAAAAAACGTTTCAAATGGTAGACAAAAATCCAAAAGAACATTGGACAGATTACGAAGGTATGCGTAAACATGAAGAACGCATACAAGAAGGTTTGGATTTATTTGGTAAATATTACAGAAATTTATGGGATTAGGAGTTATTGATGACACACGTAGTAGTTGAAAATTGTATCAAGTGTAAGCATACTGATTGCGTAGCCGTATGCCCGGTCGACTGCTTTTATGAGGGACCTAATTTTCTTGCTATCAACCCCGATGAATGTATCGATTGCGGTGTATGCATTCCAGAATGCCCGGTCGATGCGATCAAAGTTGATACAGACAAGAACTATCCTGACATACCCTTTTGGGTTCAACTCAACACTGAACTTTCACAAAGTGGTTGGCCAGTTATCACTAAAAAGAAAGAAGCATTGCCTGATCACGCAGAATGGAAAGACAAGCCCAACAAGCGTGATCTATTAGAGAAATGAAACCAAAGTTTATTGATTATTACATGAAGATTGCTGAGGTCACAAGTGGCCTCAGTTATGCTAAACGATTAAATGTTGGTGCGGTTATCGTCAAAGACAATCAGATACTTGCTACTGGCTATAACGGTATGCCAAGCGGTTGGGAAAATGTTTGTGAGTACGAAGAAGAAGTTCTTGTCAGCGATCTTGAAAAAGGTAATAGATTAGAAAAAACTGGTCAACTCAAAACTAAGGCAGAAGTACTACACGCCGAGACGAATGCGATTGCTAAGGTGGCACAAAGCACAGAAAGCAGTAAAGATGCTACATTGTTTTGCACACATGCACCATGTATCGAATGTGCCAAATTGATTTATCAATCAGGCATCAATACTGTATACTACAGAGATCAGTATCGTAGTGATGCAGGTTTAAAGTTCCTTGAACTGAGCGGCGTACATGTCCACCAACATAATCCCGTATAAAACAGAAGTCGATGTAGAATTCGGATCTCTTAAAGAGATAGTTCAATGGTGTCAATATAACTGTGAGCGCGATTGGCATTATGATATGATCAACATACCGGGCACTAGTCCTGGTAGATATGAATTTCAATTCGATGACGAGAAAGATTTCGTCAAATTTATAATGTGGAAAAAATGAATTATCTATTTTACAGAGAAGATAACAAATTTGAAGATATATTGAATGACAATACTATCAAAAAGTATTTTAGACAACGTATTCGATGGAAATATTATCTATTATTGATCAGCCATACTGTTCCGGAAGAAGCGCAGAGTTATCTCATGATCAAATACGGAGATGATATGAAGAGTTGGGATCACATACGTAAAGACAATAGTCCTATACCTTACAAAGACTATTTACCTGATCCGAAACGGCCCGAAAAGTTTAAAAACGTCTATAAATAGACATATGCGTATAAGTGAAATTTTGAAAGAAGAAGAAATGAAAGATAAAATGCCACACCTTTACCTAGATATGGACGGTGTGCAGGCAGACTTTTTCGGTGCATGGTCTAAACGTAGCGGTGTAGAGCATTGGAAAGCCATAGCAGATAAAGAAAAAGAAATCAACGAACTAGCACATAGCACCCCGCAAGAAGTCTATGAGTTTTTCCGTAATTTAGACCCATTAAGCGGGGGTATGCAAGTGATACAATGGTTAGTGCAGAATAAGATACCCTATACAGTACTCAGCGCACCTTTGCGCGGTCCCTATAGTCAAGCCAGCGTAAAAGCAAAGCGTGATTGGTTGGACGAGTTTCACGGCGGAAGTAGCGGACATGCTATATTCACACAGAATAAAGCGAAATATGCTACTGTGGGCGGTGTCCCAAACGTGCTTGTCGATGACTATGGTAAGTACTTAAATGCTTGGAGGGGAGCGGGCGGTATCGCAGTCAAGCATGAAGATCAGTATGAGGATCCGGATACAGGTGCGCACACCATATCAAAACTTGAAAAAATTTACGCCCCCTACCTGAATAAATAGATGTATAGATAGGGATTATACCATGAACAACATGCGCGATATACTTGATTTGATCAACGAGATGAGCGAAGAAGAGGGCTCAATAGAATTACATGATAGTTTTGACATTGAATTAGGTGAAGACCTAGTGATAGAATCCGGTGTAGTTGATATTAATGAAGATGGAATATTGATTGAGGGTGATGATAAGACCCTTGAACTATTAGCAGAGCATGGATTGGTCTTAGAAGAGACTGATTGGAAAAAGTATGATGAGCCTACTATCAACCGTATCAAAAGCGGTAAGACCAAGCCTGTAGATAAGACAGATTATGATAAGCCTGCTTATCAGCGCAAGAAAGAAAAAGAAGAAAAGAAAGACGAGATTGACGAAGCCGAATATCAGGGACGCAAAGTTCCACTTGGCAAGCCAATGGCAGGTGATGTCAAGAAATCTAAAGTCTATGTTAAAGGTCCTAAAGGTAATGTTGTCAAAGTTAACTTTGGTGACAAGAAGATGCGTATCAAAAAGAGCAACCCAGGACGCCGTAAAAACTTCCGCGCACGACACAATTGTGACAATCCGGGTCCGCGCTGGAAAGCAAGATATTGGAGTTGTCGTGCTTGGTAAGGTGACTGTCTTTCAAAAGACCAATCTGTTAGAACAGTCTGAATTTGATCAACTTCAGACATATAAAAAGTCGTTGATCAAAGATAAAAAACCTGCTGTAGTTTTGAACTCTGACGGTACTACTACTATATTAGACAAATTAGAACCTGTTAACAGCGGTACCGGTCTCAATACAGATTATGAAGTATCGCCGGGCACATTTTTTAATTACAGATACAACATCGAAGACTATATTCCTTATATAGGTGAGGGCTACTCCAATATCATGTATAAGACGCAAGGTGTATTTAAGGAAAAGGGACTTGTGAATCCTAGACCATATATGGTTCGCGCATATACACATAACAAACCTTCTGTAGAATGGCATAAACATATACGTCCTAAGAATATAGCACCAAGCAAATTTTGGATTAGCATATTCTATATGCATCCTGAATGGGATGTAAGTTACGGCGGGATCATGGATATAGGTCTAACTGATAAAGAACCTATAGAAACATATGACACACTATCGAATTCATTGATAGCGCATAACGGTTATTATGGTCACGGGGTCAAAAAAATCACCATGGGGTATGAAGGGGATAGAGATATTTTTTTAGCGCATTGGGTTACTGATTGACCTTTGTAGTTGACAACTAAAATATTATATTGTAAAATAAATCATGGCTAAAAATTCACCACAGAATAATGTAAGGTACGAAGTCATCACACAGGAAGATCCTGAATCAGGTGATCTAATTATTCCTATCCCTCCCCCGATACTCGCACAGATGGGACTCAAAGAAGGTGATGATATTAAATTAGAGATTGGCCCCAACGGCGAACTATATCTTTCAAAGGCTTAAAATGACTATTAAGAATAGTTTACAAGATCTGAATAGTTGGTTAGATGATTTATCAAAAGAAGAATCACAACTTAGTTTAAATTTTACCGATGACAACATGAATACTACCGGCTATGGAGCGCAACCTGCTCTTACTATCAGTGCTATAGGGACAGACACTATATCATTGTCTGATGACTATAGTTTCTCTATTGGTGCTATTGGTGCATCAGCATCAGGACAATATAATTACACTTATAATAATGTGACATCCGCCGGGACTTCTTTACCCAATATTACGATAGGACCTAATACTCTTAATAGCGGGCAGATACTAACTACCGGTACTAATGGTGTTAATTGGGGTAACTTATCAAACGTTCGTCAAGGCACATTACAAGTCAAAGGTGATGCTGAGTTTGAAGGTGATGTTAAGATCAACGGCAAAAGCATTGCTGATACATTAGAGAAATTAGAAGAACGTCTTGCTATACTAAAACCTAATCCAGAACTTGAAGATCGTTGGGAAGAACTCAAAGAACTGAGCAAGCGTTATAAAGAACTAGAAAAAGAACTCATCGAAAAAGAAAAGATGTGGGATATACTTAAGCGATGAAGTGGATTAGCGACTCAACTCTATCAAATTACGTTGAAAGTAATTTGAAGGTATACAAAGATTGGCCTAAAGAAGGCGTGAATTATCTTAATACTGTAGATATATGTCGTGACCCTGATCTATTTTGGAATAGTGTTGTATGGTATAGTAGAGTGGCTGACAGTATCAGTGCTAGAACAATATTTGCCGCTGACGCTAGAGGCTTTCTATGGGCTGCACCTGTAGCATTCAAATATCAAATTCCATTACATGTAGTGCGTAAAAAAGGTAAGATGCCCGGGGAACTAATCAGCCGCGAATATCAACTTGAATACGGCACAGACACATTAGAGATCGCTAAAATCAAAAAGCCTGCAGGTACAGTAATGATAATTGATGATGTATTGGCTACAGGCGGGACGGCAGAAGCAATATGCAAGTTGTTACACGAAGGATTAGATATCGAATATAAAGATATGGTCGTGGTAACTTTACTCAACATCACATTTTTACCTGGTGAGAAACTTCTCAACCAACTAGGCGTCCAGGTCGTCAATCTAATTAACATAAATGAATGATATAATTTTGTTTGCTATGCGAGAAGAGGCGCCTACCTTGTTCGCGAAATACAGAAATGTATTTTGTGTGGGTGTGGGGAAGGTAAACGCTGCTATCAATACAACAATATTGATAAATCGTTTTAATCCAGATCGCGTGATCAATCTAGGTACTGCTGGCGGATTGACTGCAGGTCACGGTATATACAGAATTAACAAATTACTTCAGCATGATGTCAATCTAAAGCCGGTAGGTCTCAAGCCCGGCGAACATCTTAATGATCATAAGAGTTTTATTGATCTAGGTGGTGAGGGCAAGACCTGCGCTAGCGGTGATCTGTTTGTGACTGAACCACATAAGTTACGAATACAATGTGATATTGTAGAAATGGAAGCGTATAGCATTGCTAAGGCTTGTCTACTAACAGGCACAGAATGCGAAATTTGGAAATACATTAGCGACAAGGCAGATGAGAATGCTAATGTGACTTGGAAAGAACAAGTCGCTGCCGGAGAGAACCTTTACATCAAAGTACTAAAGGATCTCAATTTCAATCTAGAGGAGTAACATCAAAACACGCTTATGGCTAAAGAAGGTACTATTAGGATAGAGGGAGTCGTTGTAGACGCATTACCCAATGCCACGTTTAGAATAGAGATAACCGGAGGACAAAAAATCTTAGGTTATATTTCGGGTAAGATGCGCCAACATGAAATTAGAATTCTTGACGGGGACAAAGTAGAACTAGAACTCAGTCCCTATGACCTTACTAGGGGAAGAATAGTAAGGAGGTTATAATGAAATTCAACAAGAATTTCATAGGATATGATCGACCCAATGATGCTCTTGTCAAAGACGGGATTATATTCAAATATAATAATTTTGGTCATAGATGTAAAGATGTAGACCAGATAGATTTAAATAACTATATACTATTTGCAGGATGTAGTCATACTGAGGGTGAAGGACTTGATTTTCCTGATACTTACCCTTATATTACTGCGCAAGAACTACAGTGCGATTATTACAATCTAGGTATTCCCGCTAGCGGGTTTGACGTATTGTTTTACAACGTCATGACCTGGTTACACACCTATCCTAAACCCAAATTGTTAGTATTGCAATATCCGGATCAGTCTAGATTCTCTACATTGATGAGCGAATCTGCATTAGTAGTTCCATACGGGCCATGGAGAAAGACTGACAAAGATTTAGAATTCATAACCCAAGGACAAGAATCGGGAATGTTTTTGTTCAGGAACTTCACGTTAAACAAGTTGTTGTCTATGTATATTGACATTCCCTGTATACGATTAGTTTTCGGCCCAACCAAGTCCTATGATCATAGGACTATACGTATAGACAGACTTGATTATGCCGCTGACGGCAAGCATTATGGTGTAGATACGCATAGATTATGTGCTGATATTATACGCGATAAATATCAGAATGCTATCATTAATACCACTGCTTGAAGGGAAACCGAAAGACATAGAAATATTCCCGCTCAAATTCACAAGGAAAGATGTTAAACCTGTGATGAGCGATGATACCGTTGACCTTCATTATAACAAACTAGCAAAGGGTTATGCTAAACGTTATAACAACAAAGAAGGGGATAGGGATTTTAACTATGCAGGAGTGTTCTTGCATAATATTTGGTTCGAACAATTCCGTGAAGCAAGGGTCATCAATAAACCCAATGGACCTATCGCTAATTTTATAGAAAAACATTACGGAACTTACGGTGAGTTTCAGCAAAAGTTCGAAGAAACTGCTATGAAAATACAAGGATCCGGATGGGCATATCTTTCTACTGACGGATCCATAAAAACTATAACTAATCACGAAGTTAAAAATGACATACTTCTATTGGTGGACTGGTGGGAACATGCGTGGATACTAGATTATGGTAGTGATAAGAAAGAATATCTAAAACAATTATGGAAAATCATAGATTGGAACAGAATATCCACACGTTGGGGTCAAAGTTTATAAGTGAGGAAACATGAAATTAATAGCGCATAGAGGTCTTACTAACGGCCCTAATCCTGATATAGAAAATTCTAAAATGCAAATAACAATTGCATTACACAAAGGTTTTGATGTTGAAGTTGACGTATGGTATATAAACGATGTCTGGTACCTAGGGCATGACATGCCGTTATATCAAACAGATATATCATTTCTTTCAAAGCCCGGTCTTTGGATACATGCAAAGAACATCGATGCATTATATCAACTATCAAAAACTGAACTTAACTATTTTTGGCATCAAGAAGATCACTTCACATTGACCAGCCATGGATATATATGGACATACCCTAACAATCGTTTGACTGATCATAGCATATGCGTGATGCCAAATTGGCATGACGGAGAACTGCGAAATGCTAAAGATGCAAATTGTTATGGAATATGCAGCGACTATGTGGCATTGATAAAATGATAAAATGTATAATATTTGATTTAGATGGTGTATTGATAGACAGCAGAGAGATGCACTACGATACATTGAATAGTGCTATCGAAAAGATAGACCCCTCCTTAGTTATATCTAAAAATGAACATCTAGCAAAATATGATGGACTAAGCACTACTAAGAAGTTACAGATACTAAACAAAGAAAAAAATCTAGATCCTAAGCATTTTGACTTCATATGGCGTGAAAAACAAAAAGCGACTATTGATGTACTTGACATGTTAACTATAGATGATAGGTTGATAAACATATTCTCTACTCTAAAGTCTAAAGGATATCAGATAGGAGTATGCTCCAATAGCATTAGAAATTCAGTGAAGATATCTTTATTAAGATTAGGGGTGCTTGAATATGTTGACGTATTCTTAAGCAACGAAGACGTATCCAGACCTAAACCTTATCCCGAAATCTTCTGGCAGTGTATGAAAAGGTTAAATACAACGGCTCTTGAAACATTGATAATAGAAGATAGTCATGTGGGTAGGACTGCTGCGTTAAACAGCGGGGCAAATCTGTTAGCCGTTGAAAATAGCACATCAATAAACCTAGATATGATATTAAATGAAGTTCAAAAGATAGACAACAAGACTCAATCTATCAATAGCGTGCCATGGCGCGACAGTACCTTGAATGTATTAGTTCCTATGGCAGGATTAGGTAGCAGATTTGCAGATGCAGGATACATATTTCCCAAGCCACTGATCGAAGTCAACAATAAACCAATGATACAAGTAGTTGTCGAAAATTTAAACATAGAAGCACACTACATCTTCATCGTTCAAAAAGAACACTATGAAAAATACAATCTGAAACAAGTGTTAAGCCTAATAAGTCCGGGATGCGATATCATACAGATAGACGGTGTCACCGAAGGTGCTGCTTGTACGACACTAATGGCTAAAGAGTTGATCAATAATTCTAATCCATTATTGATATCTAATGCAGATCAGTTTTTAGAGTGGAGTGCTAATGATTGCATGTATGCGTTCTCTGCTGACAGCATAGACGGCGGTATATTGACATTTGAATCGACTCACCCTAAATGGTCTTTTGCTAAATTAGGTGACGACGGCCTAGTGTGCGAAGTAGCAGAAAAGAAACCAATATCTTCAAATGCTACATGTGGTGTATATTACTGGAAGCATGGAAGCGATTATGTCAAATATGCTACATCTATGATAGAAAAGAATATAAGAACAAACAACGAATTTTACGTATGTCCGGTATTCAATGAAGCGATACAAGACAATAAAAAGATAAAGATCAAGCACATAGACAAGATGTGGGGGTTAGGAACGCCCGGTGATCTTCAATATTTTTTAGACAATTATGAGAAAAATTCATGATTTGTATAACGTCAGATCCAAAAACAGTAGAACACATACGTGACGCAAATGATATAGAGATCATTTACCATGATCTGCAACAATATGATAGTCTATATGACAGGATCACGGTACTAGGACTTGAACTAGAAAGACTACTCATAGATAGATTGTTAGTATGGACTGATACTCCTTGCAATAGCGTAGTACTCATATGGGAAAAATTAGACTCAAATTTTCTTGATGTATACAGATACACCAAAGACTTTCGCGGTGACGAAGTATTGGTGAAAGACTCGAATTCAGTTAACTGGATAGCCGGAAACCCCCGAGCTATCATTAAGTGGGCTGCATCTGTATCTAAATTAAAAGATGTTCTGCCGCAACGAACTATCTATCCTCGAACGGATAACACACGCAAATTCATATGGTGGGCGATGCGTCTTAATTTAAAACTTTACATACTGCCAAAATGAAACACGCAATATTCATACGAGGTTCTCTTAGAACTTGGAACTTTGTAAAGAAAGATATCATTGAATTTCATAATTCAGCATGGGGTATGCCAGATTGGTATATCTGCTTCTGGAAGTCTAATACTAGAGCACCTGAGCAATTAAAAGAAGATTTCAATGGGTGTAATGTAAAAATGTTACACATAGAGAATGAAGATACTTATAAAAAATTCAATGCGATGTCAGTAATGAATGATCGCAACGGCGCAACTGTTTTTAGTCAAAACGCTGTAAATTATTGGAGACTAGCCTATCTAGATCATATCATGTCTACTGCAAAAAGAAGATATGAAATTGACCATAAAATAGAGTACAAGACGGTCACATTCATAAGACCTGACATAATATATCGCACTACCGTAAACATCAAACCGCAAGATTTTGCAAAAAAATTAGATGAATTGGGTAACATGGATATATTGAATCAGAACTATGGCAACAAAAGTGAATGGCAACATATAGCATCAAGAACTGAAAATTATTTCGTCAACGATTTTAATTGGATCGCAGGGAAATTAGCAGCAGACATTTATGGAACAAGATTTTTTGACCCTCATCATACTGACACGATAATACCTCAATTCATGAATTGGGATCCGCATCAGAACATGGGATATATTCAATCTAGAAATCAATTGTTCTATGGTTACACTGGTAATGTTGTCACTGGAAAAATAATAAGACCCAATGATATTATTTTCAAAGAAGGGTCCAATGAATTTGAGATACCTAAAATATCTGATGAGGATGCGGGGCATACAAAATCAGTACCTAAGCAGAGGAGGACCACTGAGTGGCTAAGTTTGCCTACTGAGATGAAAATACAATTATGTGATAGGGCAGATATAGACATAGCAGATTATAGTTTAACACGCCCGAAAACTATTCCTAAGTCCGGAATTTGAACTAAATACTGATGAGGCGTTAATATATGACTATTTTAAAAGATGCTACTTGGGCTAAACATAGGGAAATCGAAAAACTACCATTGATTCAAACAATGTTTGAGGGCAAGTTTAACGATGTGATGTATATAGATTATCTGTATGAACTCAAACACATTTATAAAAAGATAGAAGATTTAAGCAACGAGCATGGTATTACTGAGGGCATGCCTGATCTAGACCGATATAATGCTATCTGTAAAGATATGGAAGAATTAGGTATCATAGTTGATCGTGATTTGATGCCCAGCACTATAGCATATCTAGCACATCTAGATAAACTAAGCAAGGAAAACTCTAAATTACTCATGGCTCACGTATATGTCAGACATATGGGTGACTTATACGGTGGCAAACTGATGGCTAGGGTAGTTCCTGGAAACGGATACATGTATCAATTTACTGACAGAGCCGGATTGATTAAAGCGTTTAATGATAAACTAAGCAATGATCTAGCAGATGAGGCCAATCTAGGTTTTGATTATTTTATGAGTATTTTCACAGAATTGTGGGATGTTCAAATAAATACACAATGATCACAATAACAGAATCCGCTCAAAAACAACTAGCAGAGATAGTCTCCGCAGAGAATAGCCCCAACACACATGTGAGAATGTATGTTACAGGGGGCGGATGCTCGGGTTTTCAATATGGTTTTGAGATTACTACTGAAAAAGCAGAAGACGATTGGGAAATTCCTGCATTATCCTCAAGTGTCCTGGTCGATGTTATTTCGATGCAGTATCTAGAAAATGCTGTAGTAGACTATAAAGAAGACTTAAACGGCAGCAGATTTAGTATTAGTAACCCACAAGCACAAACAACCTGCGGATGCGGAAGCTCATTTAGTCCATACTGATAAATACAGTATCAGGACTAAATTATGGCTATTTCAGGAAATTTACAGATCAATATAGGCCTACCTAACGAAAGCACAGGTAGCGATAGTCTATACACCGCATTTACAAAAGTAAACACTAATTTCGACAGGATATTTGCTGATGCTAGCAAAGTCGTAGCAGGCGATGGTATCACAGTCGTAAACAATGTAAACAATACCGTAGTCTCAGCAAATCTACTAGCAGGCACGGGTATAGCACTAGAAAATGCTAACGGTGCTATTAGGATTATCAATACAGGCGGAGGCGGCAATGGCGGCGGTATAACAGGCGTAATTGCTGGTACGGGACTATCGGGTGGCGGCTATGCCGGAAACGTTACATTATCATTAGCAAGTGCGAACGTTACCCCGGGTGTTTATACATATCCCACTGTAACTGTTGATACTTATGGTAGAGTAGTTAATATTGCTAATGCTAATAGCGTGGGTACTGTAACAAGTGTTGCTGTAAGCCCGGGTGAAGGTATTAGCGTTGCAGGTGGTCCTATCACAACCACCGGCACTATCACTATCACTAACGCAGGCGTGACTAGATTAAATGCTGGATCGGGCATCACGTTAACCGGTAACACTGGTCAAGTAACAATAAGTTCAACTGGTGGTGGTGGCGGAGTCACTAGCGTAGGTATATCAAGCAGTCAATTAGTAGTAACAGGAAGTCCTGTAGTGGGGGCAGGTGTCATAGGTGTTAATCTTCCTGCAAACTTATCTATAGCAAATAATATTACAGCCGGTGGTGTTTTCTCAGGTAACGGTAGCGGGTTAACTAATCTGCCTGTAGCCAACATCACAGGATTAGGTAACGTTGCGTTACTGAATAGAGACGGTAATGGTAGTAATGTATTATTCGGCAACGGTGTGTTCGCAAGCGCAGTAACAGTACCAGGTGCTACTGGTGCAACAGGTGCTACTGGCATAGGTGCTACTGGTGCAACAGGTATAGGTGCGACAGGGGCTACAGGTATAGGTGCTACTGGTGCTACTGGCATAGGTGCTACTGGTGCTACTGGCATAGGTGCTACTGGTGCTACTGGCATAGGTGCTACTGGTGCTACTGGTCCGGTTGCAGGCACTAATACACAGATTATCTTTAATGATTCATCAATCGCAAATGGTAGTGCTAACTTAACATTCAATAAAACTACAAATATATTAACAGTTACCGGTAACATAACAGCAGGCAATGCTAATGTAACTGGTCAGTTGATTTCAACTGTAGCAACGGGTACTGCTCCTCTTGTAGTAACATCAACTACCCAAGTAGCAAACTTAAGTGTAGCAACATCAGGTTCAGCAACTACTGCCGGTACAGTAACAACTGCGGCACAACCAAATATCACTTCAGTCGGTACACTAACAGCATTAGCAGTTACCGGCGATATTACATCAAATAATGTAGTAGCAAATAATATAATTAGAACAAAGCCGATAACATTTTCATCTTTGCCCGCGGCGGCAACAGCAGGTACAGGTGCTAGATCATTTATTACAGATGCGAATTTAGCCGCAGCAACTAATTTTGCCGCACAAGTAGAAGGTGGCGGCAGTAACAGAGTTCCGGTTTATAGTGACGGTACTGACTGGCGTATAGGATAACTTAGATGGCAAATATAAAAATATCACAACTTCCAAACATCAATGGCAACTTAACGTCACAAGCCTTGATGCCTATCGTTAGTACTAACGGAACGTTCATCACAGATAAAGTCACAGTGGCGACTCTTGCTAACTTTATTTTAGGAGAGAGTGGTAATCTTTTTGCTAGCGCAGATATAGCAAATCTTGCATATAATGTAATCAACGCATCACAGCCAAATATCACTACTGTAGGTACATTAACAGGATTGACGGTTGTAGGAACTACAAACGTAGGTTACCCCAACAACTTTGTTATGTTAGGTGGTACAGCAGGTCAAGTTCTTGCTACGTTCGGTAATGGCAGTTTAGGATGGGTAGATCAGGTAGGTGCTACCGGTGTGATCGGTAATGACGGTGCTACTGGTGCAACAGGCCCTGAAGGCGCGACAGGTCCTATAGGACCACCTGGTCCCGCATCAACTATAGGTGCTACAGGAGCGACCGGTGAGACTGGTGCTACCGGTGCGTTTAATAATACATTTACTGCCAATGTAGATGCTAATGGATTCAACATCAGCAATGCAGGTAATATCACAGCAAATTACTTTATAGGTACTGCTACTAATGTTGAAGTAGAAGCAGTCAACAACAATTATAGTTACCACATTGTATTAACTACTGATCCCGGTGACACTACATTACATAATGATGCTGACGATAATCTACAATACAATCCTGCTGATGGAGTAATGACAGTCACTAGAGTTGACATGGATTATTTGAGCGTTGGTACAAGCGTGTTATCGAATTTGAATCCAATCAGTAACGTTACATATGATCTAGGTAATACTACAAATCGTTGGAAAGATATCTGGTTAGCCAACAGTACAATACATTTAGGTGACATAGCACTCAGTGTATCTGACTCTGGTCAATTATCTACTTCTCAACTAATTGACGGTGGCGAAGGAATCGGAGGGATATCATTCGTAGAGTGGACAACTGCAAGTGAATTGTATATAAGAACAAATGACAATTCTGTGTTCATACCTATATTTGAATCTTTAAAAATAAACGATTCATTTAAATTATTGACAGGTGGTGCACCTGCAAATACTGTATTGACAGTTACAAATACAATATCAACAACAACTCCTGTATCTGGTTATGTTGACTTTAATATTCCAGTAGATAGTGCTCCGGGAAGTAATGTTTTTATATACTTGTTTACGTTGACTAGAGCACCTGTCACTCTGTTTGATCAGTTAACAGGTAACACAATTACATTAGGCAATGCTGTACTCACAGCGAACGGAAATACATTAGTTGTTGATAATATCGAAGTCACAAATGGTAACATAGGTACTATTGGTAATATAGCAAATATTAATCTTGATGGTAATGTGAGTAGTGTTCTTGCCGGCGATGGCACGTGGGTGTCAGCAGGTGGGTTCGGCGCTACAGGTGCTACAGGTCCAGCAGGTAGTAACGGAAGTGATGGCGCCACTGGTGCTACAGGCACAGCAGGTGTTGATGGCGCTACGGGCGCAACAGGCTCAGCCGGTACTAATGGAAGTGATGGAGCAACAGGCGCATCAGGTCCAGGTTTCGTATGGCAGGGTGCTTGGCAACCTATACCAACAACATATGTCGGCGGACGAGATGTTGTATCATATGCCGGTAGTTCATACATCAAGATAGGCGATGGTAATTCAGGTAGTGCGCCACCAGATGATCCAGTTCGCTGGAGCGTAATGGCAGAAGAAGGTGCTGTAGGCGCTGTAGGTGCTACTGGTCCAGCTGGCTCTAACGGAAGTGATGGAGCAACAGGTGCCACTGGCCCAGCAGGTACTAACGGAAGTGATGGCGCGACTGGTGCTACTGGTCCACAAGGTGATACAGGTGCAACAGGTCCGTCTGGTATCGCATCACTACCGATAGCAAATGGTAATAGTAATTTTGATATCGCAACTGTTGATGGCAATGTGACTATCACAGCGAATAGCACAAGTACTTGGACATTTGGAACAGATGGCTTATTGACATTGCCAAGTGGTAACGTAGTAATAGGAAGTATATTTGGTGCTGATGCTATATTAGCAAGTAACACACCATTTGGTGTGGTCAGTCAAGGTAACGGTAGTGCTGTACTACAATGGATAGATGATATCAGTAACGCAAGTGCTTTATCAGCAATCTACATAAACAGTCCAAGCGGTGGCGCAGGAGATGTTGTAGTATTAACCGGTGCTGTCGGACCCAGTGCTAATATTTGGAACTTTACTGCTAACGGTAACTTAGTATTACCAAACGGTAATAGCGTAATTTACAGTATTGCTAACAGTAGTTTAGACCCAACACTTCCAAATGTCAGCACAATGACATTGACACCAGATGCTAACTACAACAGTCAAGTATTAGTATTGGATCCAACGGCTCCTGGTCATATTCACTTACGTGCATATGCGTTCAGTAACATTGATGATCCAGCAGCCAATATATTCTTAGGCGGTGAAAATACTGCGTTTGAGATTACATCAGGCGCAAACAATCAAGCAGTCATTCATAGTAACGGAAAGGCTTGGACATTTGGTAATGATGGCAACATAAGTTCTGACACACTCACATTTACAACAACATTTGCCAATGTCAAAACAGTAGAATACCAAACAGCAGGTGTATGGGATCTATATGTAGAAGATAGTATCACAGGATCTAATACTGCGATTTCTCGTCTAAACGTATCGTTCAAAGATAATCTAATAGATAAGCCTCAAGTCTACATTGAAAACACAAAAGAAAGTGATGGTATAGCCCTTCGTTGGACATTTGACGAAAATGGTAACTTGAACTTCCCACGTGACGTAGCAGGTAATACTGATCCATACTTAAATATCTTTGGTGGCTCGACTCCTACTATACAATCTACAGATGTTTCATTAGCAGGTCCTGCTAATCTTGCTATACAAGCAGACTACTTAAACTTGTCTGGGTTCAGTGGCGACAAGATAGTTTTTTACGCTGATACCGGCGAGATGGCAACTGATGCTAATATGACATTGACTACCAATCTTGCTAACACCGGTAATACAAGTAGTTGGGTATTTGGTACAGACGGCAACTTAACATTACCGGCAGGTGGTTCTATCTACAGTGAAGGATTTACTCCAAGTGGCAATCCCGGTAATACTATTACACTGAACCCACACGGTAGTGGTTCAATTACTAATCAAAAATTGTTAGTTTATCCTACAGCGGGTGACGGCGATCATATTCACTTGACTAGTGGCAACTTGTATCAAACTGAGTTGTTTTTAGGTAGTGATAACCTCTTTGTTAAGTTAGCAAATACAGGTAATATTGTTATCAATAGTGATGACAATGCTGGTAATACAGCACAATGGAAATTTGGTATTGATGGTAACTTAACTCTGCCAGACACCACAAGCGTTATTGCTAACGTAAGCATAACACTTGAAGCAAATGATAGTGGAAATATCACGGGATTAAGTCTAATCGGCGATTCCAACGCAAATCTATATGCTCATGGTAATGTGACGATAGTTAGCGATAGTAGTAACACTACTGCGACTTGGTCGTTTGTAAATACTGGCGATATAGTCTTACCAAATGATGTTGTTATAGGTGACGACGGCAGCAATGGTTTGACGTTGAGTGTACCTACAGTTACACCAGGAACTTATTCTGATTGGACATTTGACCAAAGTGGTAACTTAACACTACCCGGTAATACAGTAGCAATCAACTTTGCTAACGGTTCAAGTGCATTTGGTAATATCGTAGCAACAAACTTAGATGGTAATGTAAGTAATGTATTGAATGGTAACGGAACGTTTGTTGCATTACCTGTCATCAATGCAAACACTGTAGTTTGGAGTACTGCTCCTGTTGCAAATACCTCAAATGGTACTGCAGGTGAAGCTGCTTATGACAGTGGTGGTAACTTATATGTTTGTGTATCAGCAAACACTTGGGCTAAGTTTACAGGCACTACTAGCTGGTAATATGTGGAACATCAGTATAGAGAGATTAGTATAAGGATAAATAGATTATATAGGATAAAAATATGGCTACTCGCGGTACTAAAATAACAGGTTTGAATGATGTAGAGGTCGTTTCCGGTAATCTAATAATTCCGGTAGTAGATCCTACAGTCACATTAGCCACACCTGACGGGCAGACATTACAAGCGAATCTTTTCCAGTTAGGCAACTTCATACTTGATGAAGCAGGTAATTCTCTTCATACTGCTAATGTAGCAAACACTATTAGAAATAATGCACAACCTAACATCACTAGTGTTGGTACATTGACTTCATTAACTGTTTCGGGAAATGTATCTATAGGATCAAATCTATCAGTCACTGGTAATTTATCCGTCAATAATATAACTGCAAATGACATCACCGTTGATGATATAACTGCGGATCTAATAAATGCTAATGTCATAACCGCAAACATAGTAACTGCTTCTCTCGCTAACGGTACTAGTAATGTAAGAATTCCAGTCGCTAACGGTAATGTTAACATAAGTGTAGCGGGCAACGCAAACGTAGCCACATTCTCAGGTACGGGAATGACTATCAATGGTATCAGTAATCTAGGCAACATTAGTAACGTCAAAATATACGGCGGTAGCAATCATTTTGTCATAGTTACAGACGGTACAGGGAATCTTTCTTGGGAAAAAGCAGCAGTAGCAGACGGTCCTAATACAGCGATACAGTTCAATGATAATGGTACTTTTGGCGGTTCGTCAGCATTCACATTTAATAAAGATACTAACGTTGTAGGTATAACGAAGTTCGCAAAAGTAGGCGGCAATGCATCATTCATACCTCCAAGCAGTGCTGGAACAAGTCAACAAGTTCTAGGAATCATCAATCAAAATACACAAGAAATGGGCTGGAAAACAGTTCCTGTGTATTATATCACAGTAGATATGCGTGACGGAAGCAATTATCTAAGCAGTCCAGATCCTGTTTTGCGCGTTTATCCAGTAGGCCAACGTGATGGAAGTTACCTAGACCTCAATGTTACGCAAATATGATAAATACAAGTATTAGGATTAAGCAATGGCAAATAAGTATCCACTAGTTTCTAATTCTGCTACGAAGACAATTCAAGAACTGCCCGCAGGGGATACCCTGTTGGTAGACAACCTTGCCGTCACAGGTGAAGGTAGTATCTCAGGTAATCTTACAGTAGGCGGAAATGTCACAGTAACAGGTAGCATCAATGCTAACCTCGGCAATGTCGTTGTTGAAAATCTTACAGTAGAAGGTAAGAGTAATCTAGGCGCAGTAGGAAATATCACGATCACAGGTGGTAGCAACAATTACGTGTTGCGTACTAATGGTAGTGGAAATCTTACATGGGCTAACATACAAAGCGAGATCGCCAATCCTGCCGGATCTAATACATACGTACAGTTCAATAATAATAATTTATTCGGTGCTAGTGCGAATTTTAGATATGATCAGGCAGCACAAGTATTATCAGTTGATACCACAGCCAATATTAATACGTTGAATGCAACGGCATTAAATACAGTCACAGCAAATCTAGGACCCGTATCTAATGTTTATATCAGTGGTGGTTCAAACGGATATGTTCTTGCTACGAATGGTTCAGGCAACTTAACTTGGGTTCAGATTGATCCTAGCGTAAGCGGTGATGGCGGAAACGCAACGAGTTCAGTTTTACTACTAGCGTCACTAAATGGTGGCAATGCTATTAGTGCATAATTTTATATCGTCAGATGACGGAGGAATAGTATAATGTCGGTCTTAATACAATTTAGAAGGGATACAGCACTAGCATGGTCTACTGCTAATCCTGTACTCGCATCAGGCGAGATGGGTATCGAAACAAATACCAACCAATTCAAGATTGGTAATGGTAGTACACCGTGGAATAGTTTACCATATGGCGGTATCGCAGGTGGTCCTGGTGCTACTGGTGCTACTGGTGTAGGTGCAACAGGTGCTACTGGCTTGACTGGTGCGACAGGTCTCACGGGATCTACAGGCCCAGTAGGTGCTAGCGGTGCTACAGGCAGCACAGGCGCTACTGGTAACACCGGACCGACAGGTCCTACAGGCCCAGTTGGATTGACAGGATCGACAGGACCAACAGGCATCACAGGCGCTACTGGTAACACCGGACCGACAGGTGCTACTGGTTTGACGGGTTCAACAGGTCCTACAGGCCCACAAGGAACAACAGGTCCAGTAGGTGCTACAGGTGATAGATTCTCAACAACAAGTTTATCAAATATTACTATAGGCACAGGAAGCAAAGCATTAGTTGTTGGTACAGGCTTGCAATGGATACCTAATCAGTTGATAATCATTTCAGCAACGAGTGCAGTACAAAATTACATGACCGGTGTCGTTGTAAGTTATGATGTTGTAACTGGTGCTATGTCTGTAAACGTTTTAGATAGTTATGGTTCAGGCACATTTACAGCATGGACAGTAGGTCTATACACTCAAGTAGGCGCAACAGGTCTTACTGGTGCTACTGGTTCAACAGGTCCAGTAGGTCCAGCAGGTTCAACAGGACCTGCAGGTGGCCCAACAGGTGCTACTGGTTTGACTGGACCACAAGGTGCTACAGGAGATCCAGGTGGTGCGACAGGCAGTACTGGTGCCACCGGTCCTATCGGTGCAACTGGTATACAAGGTGTATTAGGTAGCACGGGTGCTACAGGATTGACTGGTGCAACAGGTGCAACAGGCGCAACAGGTGTGATGCCAACAATCGGTGGTAGCAACACAAGTATTCAATATAGCAACGGTGCTCCAGGTGGATTCACAGGTGATTCTAACTTAACTTGGGACTATGCAGTAAATAATCTGCAAGTATCAGGTAACATCGTATTAAGCACAGGTTCATATAGTGGTAATGGTGCTGGCTTAACTAACATCAACGGTGCCAATGTAAGCCTAGTTGCAAATGCTACACATGCAGTAACATCAAACACAGTGGTTGACGCAGCGCAGCCTAACATCACTAGCGTTGGTACATTGACAACATTAGCAGTAACAGGCAACGCTAACGTAGGCAATTTGGGTACTGGCGGTCTAATCACAGCAACAGGTAACGTAAGCGGTGGTAACTTAACTACTGCTGGAGAAGTTGTTGCTACTGGTAATGTCAGCGGTGGTAACCTAGTAACTCTGGGCACAGTTAATGCGGCAACAGGCAATGTTACAGGTAATCTAAACGTAGGTAATCTAGATATCGCTAACGGTCGCGCAAACGTGACTGGTGTCGCTGCCACAATAGGCGGTGGTGCTACAGTAGGTGTTAAGTCAATCTTAGCAATTGATTCAGCATTTGGTAGCAACGATCCTAACGATCCGGCAAGCGCACAAGCAGTACGCGGTCGTGTCTCAGGTAGCAATCTAACTAAGACACGCAACTATGTCACAGGTGTTACTGGTCAGTACTTGATCACTGGCACTAATGCAAGTGATTTCGTCAAGGCAGGTGTGCTAGGTGTTGTAGGCGATCAAACAACTACAGCAGATTCAGCAGTTGTAGCGTACTTAGATGGCGATGGTGGATTGACTTCAGCGGGCTCTGCATATGGCGTGAGCATGAAGAACTCAACTCCTGGTTCAGGATTCGATTACGGTCTTGACTTACAGTGGATCGATCTAAACCTAGTAGGAATGACTGCTCCGTTCAAACAAGCAGATATTCGTTTCAACAACGGTGTAGAACTTGTCGCTAACGTAGCAAACACAGTAAGCATAGACGCTAACATCGTATTAGGTGCACTAGAAGTAACAAACGATGCTACAGTCTTTGGTAACTTAGATGTAGCATTAGATGCTAACGTAACAGGAAATGTATTTGCAAGCGCATTTGACGGTGACGGTACTAACGTTTCAAACGTGACTGCAACTTATGTGACTATCACTAATGCTAACGCAAACGTTGTAGGCACATTCTACCCACTATTTGCTAACGCAACTAGCGGTGTCGTTGAACTAGATAACTTTGGTCCAACAATTGAGTTTAATCCTCAAGGTAGTATCTTGTCATTCGGCCAAGCAAACGTTGAAGTTATCACTAACGGTGGTGACGAAATCATGAATCTTGACGGTAACAATAACAAGATTCGCATGAGCGTAAGCGGTGTATCAAACGCATTCGCAGTGTCGAATGTGTCTGTCGCTGTTTCAACTGTTCCATTCCAACTACCGGTATACGCAACAGCAGGCGCAAGAGACGCAGCAATCACTTCTCCGGCAGCGGGTATGGTTGTGTTCGTTTCAGGTAGTTCAAGTTTCACAGGATATAATGGATCAGCGTGGGTTAACTTGAATTAATTTTTGACTGACAGGTAACCTAGTATAAGTAATCGTATGAGATTTCATATACTAGGTTTACCACATACGGTCACAAGCAAAGAATATAATGCTTGTGCATATACTCAAAAAGTTCTTAAGTTCGGTAAGATGATGAAGGCCCGTGGCCATGAGATCATCCATTATGGTCATGAGGAATCAGACCTCGTCTGTGATGAACATGTCACAGTACTAACTAATAAAGATTTAGAAAAAGCATACGGCAATTATGATTGGCGTAAAAACTTCTTTACCTACAATACTTCAGACCATGCTTATCAAACTTTCTATGCTAACGCTATACGTGAGATAGGTAAGCGCAAGCAAAAGAACGATTTCATATTACCCTTCTGGGGTAGTGGCGTTCGTGCTATCTGTGATGCACATCAACATGATATGATAGTAGTTGAACCTGGCATAGGATATGCCGGCGGACATTGGGCACGTTGGAAAGTATTTGAAAGTTATGCTATCATGCATGCCTACTATGGAATGCAGGGAGTGGGCACTTGCAAATCTGACTGGTATGATGTAGTGATTCCGAACTATTTCGATACAGATGATTTTACATTCAATGATCAAAAAGAAGATTACATGCTATATCTTGGCCGTGTGTACTCAGGTAAAGGTGTTCATGTAGCGATACAAGCAAGTGAAGCCGCAGGTCAACGATTAGTTATCGCAGGACAGAAGCCTGATGACATGCATTTTCCAAAACACGTTGAGTTCGTAGGCTATGCCGATGTACCTACTAGAAAGAAACTAATGGCTAATGCTAAAGGTGCATATGTGCCTAGCATGTATATAGAACCATTTGGTGGCGTACAGATTGAGATGCTAATGTCGGGCACTCCGACTATTACCACAGATTGGGGTTCGTTTGTTGAAAACAACCTACACGGTGTGACCGGATATCGTTGTCGCACATTCGATCATTTCGTTTGGGCTACAGAGAACATCACTAACATCAAACCACAAAACTGTCGTACATGGGCCGAGAACTTTACACTAGAACATGTCGCCCCTATGTATGAAGAATATTTCCAGAATATACTCAATGTGTATGAAGGAAAGGGCTGGTATGAACGTATGCCAGATCGTCAAAATTTAAATTACTTACATAGACAATTTCCTCGTCTGTAATAGGAAAGGCCCCTTGCGGGGCCTAACCTAAATCAGTTTGTTATTACTGATTACTCAGCAGACTTCACCGCATCAAGAACGTCAGCAACAGTAGTCTTAGACTTGTTGCCGCGGGCCTTAATAGCGTCAAGAGAAGGCTTAGCCGTAGATGCCTTGACCTTCACTTCACCCTTGCGGGCCTCCTTCTCACGATCACTGAGGGTATCATTGATCGTAGCCTGATCCTCAGCACTTGCGAACTCATTAAGAGTCAGCATGTACTTAAGAGCCTCGATCTTTCCCATAGCATTGGGGAGCGTAACGAAGTCAACGCGAGTCGCGCCACCCTTCGTGAACTGCTTGACACGGCGAGCCATGTCATCAGTGAAACGCACCTTAGCGTTGCCATTGTGAACAGTGATACCAACAACAGTATACAGAGTAGTCGTCATATAAATTACCTCATCAAGTTTAAAGTTAAACACACATGTAGTTATATACTACAAGATTAGTATAACAAAGTGGGGAGCCAATGTCAACCACTTTGTTACCCAATTCTTTATACCGGCATCGCATAGTCGCTAATCAGCAACTTGCCATACTGGGCTTTCAACATTTGAGTCGCCGCGTAAGGATTATCAGCCATGATGTAGACACGGGTCGTACCTGCGCCCGGTTCATCTTTAAGTCTGCAAAGCATCCAATATTGTTTCATTTTAATTCTCCTGTTCCTACTATATTACTTAGCAGTAACCACGTAGGGCTTGTTCCACTTGCCGACATTGAGGTCAACGTAGTAAGCCGTATTGAAATAATCGGTCATAGCGTCAGACTCATCATACCAGTCAGCCGCCTTAAGTGCCTTGAAAGCCTCAGTCAAGAAGTCCTTAGCAACACCATTGAAGTGCTCCTGAAACCAGTAGGGGTTAACGTCAATCGATTGATTCTTGCGAATGTACGCAACCTGATCTTCCGAAAAGTGTTTAGCGTAGGGCTTTTCGGCATCGGTCTTAATGTAGTTTTCGATGAAATCAATCTTACCTGACTTGAGGGTCAGTACAATGCTAGAATGATTTCGGACACTCAGCGAACCCTTGACACCGTACTTTGCGAGTATGGGCTTGAGCACCGTTGCGATCTTTGCCTTGCGTTCTTGATTCATGTAAGCCATTTCGTAATCTCCGTTTCTCAACTCTATGTAACTATTATAGTACCTTGGGCGCCCAAAGTCAAGCCTTTTTATCCACTATTTTTAGGATATTTTGTTGTTTAAAAACAACAACTTACAGTTCCTCAGAGTAGGACAGGTCCGGTTCGTCCGACTCATTCATGTATTCCAATGTGGCCGTGACCCATTCTAGGGGAATCTTGAGACGTTCCGCCACCTGTACAGGGTCCGTACCCGAGACCAATTGGTCCTGAATTTCAATATTCAAATCACTCATCTTGCTCATGCTAACACCCAATCTTCCTCTTCAAACAAAACCACACTCTCCGATCCGTCGTACTCATGCACACGGAACCGAGAACCAATCGGTACCCAACGGATCATTAGATCGCTGGCTCCACCGTCGTAAAAATGATCCACACCGTACTTGGCTTCCAAATCCGGCAACGAACCAACCTTGCCACCTTCAACCCAGGCTACAACTTCCGGGTCGAACAGCAGACGATCACGGAATTCCGAATCGCCCCAAGTGCTCCAGCCTGCGCCGAAGCCAGGGCTATACAGTACCGCGACCTTTCCGTCACGTACAACCCGTTCTGCTAAAACATCTAATGAATGTGCTTCCATTAAAACTCACCTGCTACAATAATCGCCAAGCCCATCAATATGATCGGGCTGGCTATGATAATCAAATTAGCGATCATACCGCCTCCAACATATTTGCGGGCACTCGCCAGCGAGTAAATCCTGCATTAACAATAATAAACTTGCGGTTGATCTTGTCAACCTTACCAGTAACCAACTGTCCAGTTCGGCTATTCGTAAACTTCACAGTACAACCGAGACTAAGACTACGGCGCGATTGGGTAGTCAATTGACTACGGCGATAGCGAATAGCATCACCAATCGAATTCAATTCGTCATTGGTAAGATTACCGAACATGATAGCACTATTGATTTCTTTGATATCCATGATTTTCTCCTTAAGCAGCCTTAGTTAAATAAACTTCCACATCCTTACTATTCACAACATCACCGTTGCGCATAGTATAGACAGCAACATAATTCTCACGACCACCAGCCATTAGCATAACATACTCTTCAGCCTTGCTAGCGACCTCGGCTCGCATGTATCCGTACTCACCGTTTTCAACGATGCGACGGGCGACCCAACGACCCTGCTCCCAATACAGATTATAGGGCGTTTCCCAGGGTTCGGACACAGTAGCGTCATCATCGAGGATACTCCAATCAACGACATACTCCTCGAAACCCTGAGTGCGGGTTTCAATCAATGCCCTGAGAGTAGGGATTCCATACTCCTTGACCTTGAGGGTCTGCTCGACCGAGAGATCGGGTACAACATAAGTGTCGCCGCCCTTGAACTTCCAGTAGGGCTTGTTAGCGTCACCGTAATTTTCGCGGACTTGAGTAGTGATAACGATTTTCATATCTGTTCCTTAATCTCGACTATATGTATATTATAGTACCGGGCTGACCCAAAGTCAAGCCTTTTTTACGGAAATTTACGGATTTTTTACGGAAAAATGTTGTTTAAAAACAACAACTTAGTAGTGCTGACTAGCCCAAAATACCAAGGAATCATCGGTCGCTTCATCAGTCCCATAGATCACTTTCTCGACCTCGGGAACCGTCAACTCAAGTTTACGGGCTATGGTATAAGTATCATATCCTAGAGCCCGTAGGTCACGAATTTCCTGTGTACGGTCAGTACTCATATTCAATGTCCCAGCGGTTGTTTTTGGGCTTGCGCTTGTAGGCGTGCTTGTCGTCCTGGCGCTTGCCGCGAAAGTTACACTCCCTGTCGAAAAGTGCCTTGTGGACACGCTTCTTAGGGGCCTTGATAACGAAAGAAATGCGTTCAGTTTTCATACCCATTATATTACAGGATTTGGTTCCTGTTGTCAAGAGTTATTTATTAAATTCTTGGCTAACGTAATACTGTATCAATCGCTGTTGCATTTGCGCAACAGTGTTACCATATCCCTCATTACTGAACCTGACAGGGCAGTTACCCCAACTCAGATTAGTAGTGAATTGGCCCAACCACTTACGATGGTCTGGGTTGCTAGGATCAAACTTAACGACCGGGCGTTGTGTAGATTCTAGAGTAGACAAGGACATCTCCTTTAAAGTTAATCAATCTTTGTATCATAAACTGGAACTGGTCTGAGGTAAAGTATTTTGGGCAAGTGTCAATAACTTATTTTTGGTTATGTACTTATACAATTTTTCTGCTACAATCACTTGTGTCTCATCGACCGTATGCCATCTACGTGTCGCATGGGGTGCGCTAGTGACTCCATAAGTCCAGGGAATTATACCCTTTTCAGCATCATATAATACATCTCTGATAGAATCCTTGAAGTATCCCGCATGCTCTAGCCAAGGATGTCCTAACAAAAGATAGGGAATTTTCGCATCACGTATCATTTGTATACCGCTTGCTATGATCCACGAATCTTGTTGTTCTCTGAATTTGTCATCGTATGCTTCTAGATAATAATTCTTTATTGCTTCACGTTGTTCTTCGCTACGCACAGGGGCATGATTATTCTTGTTACCAAAAATGTTAGTCAACGTATCGCTTGCTAAAACTTCTTTATTTTTTGAAAAATATTGAGAACTTTGATCAGGATGAAATGTGTAATTGATGTTGAACAATCCTAAATTAGGATCATATTCTCTATCATGATACAATGGATATTCTATCCTGTTAACAGAGGTAGTACCTATCAATATGAAGTCTACTTTTCTCTTTACCATTTCAGTTATTTGCAATCGTATACAACTATTGCTTGCGGCACCGCGCGCCAGCGTGAATAACATATAGTCTAATTTATTAGCAAGGATCTCACTAAAATGCTTTCCTTCACTATCATGGCATGCTGGATTATTTTCAATATTTTGCGTGGCTGCATACCAACTATCACCACATACACCTAACACCGGCATATTTATTTTCTCCTCTTATCGTTTTCTATGTATTGACCACTTTGAAATTCATCCGTTTGTACAGAGATAGACCTATATGTTTTATGAAATAATTCAAATTGTTTTAAAGGTTTTTTATGACGATGTAATATATCTAACAATTCATGAATTCTTTCTAATGACGGCGAGTACATATCTTCAAAATAAATTTTGTTCGCAAATAATTTCGTTATCATCTTGTCACAGGCGAATTTAAAAGTAGCAGCAGACTTAAATTTTTCTATCGTAGCAAAGACTTTTCTTTCTTCATCCATCCACTCTTTAAAAGAGATATGCGGTCTCTGTGTTTTGTTCTGAAAATATTTATTTTCTATAAAAACTTTTTTATAGATATCCCAGAGTCTTAATGCTCTCTTATTGTTGTGTTTGAAAGTTTCAGGCCTGTCATGCGACTTTAATATATCGTTATATGCTTTAGGATATAACGGAGCCAGATGACTGTCATATTTGTTGATAGGTAAGGGCACAACGTTATAGTCATATGCCTTGAGTATCAGTATCTTCCATAACATATGATCGATGTGTGAGTCATATAAATGGAACGGTCGCATAATCTTACCTTGCCAGGATCCAGAAACTTTAGGGATATCTGTAGTGATAACATTATCTAAAAACCCCATAGCATTTTCAAAGGAAACATCATGTCCCTCATCCAAGAATTGATCAACGTATCTTGACTGCGGTGGTATATCGCAGGGTAAAAACCTCGTGATAGTTATCTGTAATCCACTTTTAAAACGTGTCTCGGGATCTCTATAAATTACATAGATAGGACATTCACGATTAAGGTCTATAAGTTTGAATCCTTCGTCATCGTGATACTCTACTAGTTCATCATATTGTGATGAGATATCGCGAAGGATACTGCTACCGCATCTGAATATAGGATAATAAAAAATATTGTGCTTGGTATTATGGTATATCATGGAAAACCCAACTAAATATTTAGTTGGGTTTAATGTCCTATATAGGTTTCGTCATTCAACTTCAAACATTATAGTGGGCATCTTGTTGAAGTCCCCGGATGCGGAGATGCGCTTGATCTTGCGACCATCGATACTTGCACCTAGTTGAATAAACGGACCACCGCTAGGGTCAACAAAACCTAAGTTACTGAAGTCCATTTGTTCTTGGCCTTGACATCCTCCAAATCGCCAATTCATCAAGTCACCGGCAATAGTGTAGGTATTGTCATCGACCTTGACAAAACTATATTCATCTCCGTACCGATTTTTCATTACGTTATCCATTTAATCCAACTGCCTTCTTAACTTCGTAGCGAGCAATTTTCTCGTCAAAGTACATAAGAACCCCTTCGTTGTAGGGACTTTTCACTAGGATCTCACCTAACTCTGTAGCGAGGGCTTGCGTGAACTTAAGTAGGATACTATACGTATCTTCCGTTTGATCTAGTGGATCACGATCTAAAATTGTTGCAGTAGATTGTATCAGGATATCGATGTTTTCATTCATTACTTTACTCCAAAAGTGTTAAGTGCGGGTTGCAATTCATTGATAAGACCAGTCTCAACTTTGTGAGCCTCAGCCTTACCGCGTACTACATCTACCAACATAACGATAAAAGCCTCAGCACCATACTTGCGAATGTTGCGACTCAGACCCCAACTCTTGTTTTCAGTCATTGCACGTTGTACGTGCTTCAAGAATCGGCGTTGTATAGTACGCTCGGCGTTACCGCGATATGATACTACAGTCAATCCTATGTATTGCTCACCGGTGATAGTGTTCTCAAGCATATAGATTGCTTGATTACGATCACTACGGCGTTTACGTTGTTTTGTCAGCATATATGTATTATGCGCCCTATTGACCCAAATGTCAAGCCTTTTTTGTTGTTTTTTTGCTACAGGAAATCTATATGAATCAATCACTTACATAACCTTCAGTTTCCTGTTGTTTTCTTGCAACAACTTCAGTAGTTTTTGTTGCTTTTCCGCAACATCTAGTTCCCAGGGTAGTTGCTGATAGTCATCGTAGGACATCTCCAACATGTTGACTTTATATACAGTCTTGTCCCATAGTATACGCCCTCCCTGTCTAGATTGCAACCTACTTGTAAACATTTGATGCAAGTGAATTAATTCATGCGTCAATGGTAATAGATATTCTTCTAATGACAAATCTTGGTTTATACGTATACGATTTGGAAATCTAGGGTCAAGCATAGTCATACCATACATGCTAGGTCCCATCTGTTCGAATTGTATCTCTATCGTATCAGGTAATACATAAAGAGCCTTCATTATATTGATTACTTTTTCTGAAAACTTTTCATAGATAGAAGGCGGCTTTACTGAGCCTTTGTAGATGAAGGTTACTTTCATAGTGATATTTAGCCAAATAAATATGTCTATGCACACACTAACCGATTTCATTGTTAACTACGGAGATGTAGTAGAACTAGATTTTCCAGTATGGCATGCTGGAAAAATTCATGATATCATCATGAGACACCCCGGATGGAAAGTCTATCAACCTCATAAGCCGGGTTATAATAGATTTGGTCTTAGCGTTACTAGTCTAGATGGAGGATTTAGCGGCGAGCCTGATCTTGCTAGTTTACGTGAATATAACAAAATACACAATACTAAATTTGGTGAGCAAGACTTCAATAAAAGAACTAGCATAGTAGAATTCATGCCTGAGTTAAAAGAACTCTTAGATTTCTTCGAACCCTGTCTGGGAAGAACACATTTCTTACGCCTAGACAAAGGTGGTTTCTTTCCTCCCCACAGAGACAACGGTGCCATAGTAGGTGTTCCTAGTTTTAGAATACTTGTTCCTATCAACAACTTCGGTATTAATGATATGAAATGGATACAAGAAGAGCGAGTATTAAATTTGAAACCCGGACAAGTATACTTCATCAACACTACTAAAATACATAGCCTATTCAGTTTTATTGACAGTTGCACTATGTTAGTCGTTAATGTTATGTGGACTCCTGAGTTATTAGCAAAAATGGTACGTAGAGTTGTCGCAATTTAAATTTTTTCATGATGACTGGCTAGATTGTTCTAGCATATTTTCTGATATTGTCAGTAGAGAAGTAAATCACCTACCGGTTAATTTAGATATTGATTTTTTTAATACGTTGTCTTTTTTAGAAGAAGACATAAGACGCTATAGGATAAAAGCAGCCGAACATACTGCTAATTCTATAGGCTCAAAAATTGCTTTAAGTTTCAGCGGGGGAGTCGATAGTCAGTGCATGGTTCAATGTTTTGTCGAGGCTGATATCAAGTTTGATCTTTTCATTCTAAAATTTAAAAATAATTTGAATAGTCAAGACGTAGATCATGCAGTGATGTATTGCAGTAAAAATAATATACCATATAACATAATTGAGATAGATGTATTAAATTTCCTTTCTATATCTAACTATGAATATGCTAAAAAATACAAAAGCCCGAGCCCGCATTTTAATGTACATTATAAATTATTTGATTTGATAAGACAGAAAGGATACGACGGAGTAGTAGCCGGAGGCAACACTCCTTTATATACAACATACTTGAACAGTTGGGGTATGAACTATACTAGAAATTCTCAAAACTATATAAATTACAGCAACATTTCTGGATTTAAGTGTCAGGGTAATTTTCTTAGTTGTAATCCTAAACTCACTTGGGCTATTTCTCTGCTTACACCACCAGTGACTGGCTATGTACCGAGCAGTGTAGTGTCTTATACAGAACGAAAGTATTGGGAAGATTTAAGATATTTACAGAAAAACAGGGGATATAGAAGAGCAGGATTTAATATAATTCCTCAAAAACAAAAGTTCACAGGTTTTGAATTAGTAAAGAATCACTTAGAAAAGAAAACCGGAGACGGTTGGACGTTTGAAAAATTATATAGATTCCCTATAGAAAAAATGTTAAGTGTAATGCCTTTGGGAGATCCAAGACTTAAATTTAAAGATCAACTAATTGAAGACAAAGTAGGTTCTTTATACCGTGATAACTTTATGCCTGGCCTGGGATCCTCTTCCGGGATTTGAATACAATCTTCCTCCTAAGAAACTTACATCATTGCATTCAGTATTTGAACCTATCCATATACCGTTATGTAGATGTATAAGATAGGGTGCTACTTTTTGCCCGGCACAGCGTGTATCTTTATAGGGATTGATATGCGTCACTAATATCTTTAGACACGTAACTTTTACTTCCCAGTTTCTGGCAATAATCCATTCTTTCGCATGTTGCTTGTTTATCCAGTCTTTAGTAGCAAACACCGGACAATATCCATGTCTGACATTAGATGTTTCATTAGGTTTGTGCCATGGCCCTGACTCAGGAAATTCATACAAAATATCCATAGTATAAGTTTTGTGCCATATGGTTTCTTCCCATGGTATAGAATGACTATATATCTGTGGGTATCCATAGAGACACAAGATGTCTACTTTAATTCCGTTACGCAGTGTGACCATTTGGGAATCCGTGCTCCAGTGAAGATTTTTAGGCCAATCTAAATTTGCAGACCTTCGAATATTCAAAGATTCTTCAAGTTCGCCCATGTGTTTAGGACAAGAACTATGATATTCTACTTCTCCTAAATTGACTACGAATTGAATGTCGGGATACTTCTTACACAGGGTTTCAGCATATAACATGCATCGTTTTAACTGCCCTATATTACCGTTCAAAATTACAAGGTCTACGTCCGGTAATTGTTCTTCTTCGGTGCTAAATTCGTTAAAACCCAAGTAAAGATCGCTGATAACATGTATTTTTATCATTAACTATTTAGAATGTTTGAGGAAGAATGATAAATAATACATATATAGCAGGAGCCTATAACGATGATTAGAGTTACATTCGCAGATACAGCGTCAAGAGACGCATTTGCAGACCGTTTTAAATTAACTACAAAAGTAGATGCACTTGATTTGGATATCGGTTGGCATTTACTTCAGTTTGCTAAACTGGATCCCACCGCGACCGATTACCATCAGGTAGCAGTACTTGAAGCAGGCATGGGCGCGGCAACTATTCAAGAATTCGTTATTAAGGGTGACCCGATTCATTTCGGACAATGGGCTACAATCATCGCTGATTTAGGGAACGGATTCTATCATGTATCATCTGTTGATGCTACTAACCTTGCAGATAACGTAGACTCTATCGAACATACCAGTGCTCCAATGAAATTGATGGCTAACGTCGGTAGCATCGAATCTATGAACGGTGAATCAACATCGTTAGATCCTACAGGTTCAGATGCACAATGGCCTAGAATCAGAATTGTAAGTCGTTATCGTCCATTGGCTGAATCATTCAGTACACATGATATGACTTATCTATCAAAGCCAGAACTTTACGTATTTGATACAGGTATCAACTTCTCACATCCTGAATTTGATTACCCAGGCTTTGAAGGTGTAAATTTTTGGACATGCTTTGGTCCTCCGGGCGGTCCTTATGACTACTATGATGATAACATCGGTCACGGTACAGCCGTAACTAGCATGGCTGTAGGTAAGAATTTAGGTATCGCTAATAATTGCAAAGTATTCAATGTTAAGATCGGTGATGCTACTGGCACAGCAAGTATACTTCAAATAGGTCAAGCGATAGACGCACTTGTTGCTGTTGCTAGCGCAGACCCATTAAAGACAAGAATTTGTAACATGTCTTGGGGTACTGCACGTTCAGCATACTTGGATGCTAAAGTACAGGGCCTACTAGACTTAGGTATTACTGTTATCTGCGCAGCAGGTAACGATGGTATCGATATTGCAGACATAAGCCCTGCAGGTATGGTAGATGTATTGACAGTTGCGGCGATGGACAAATATGATATCCCTTGCGGATTCAACAACATCAGTCCAAGTGACGCAGGGGTAACTACTGGTCATGGTCAAGAACTAGACTTGTTTGCACCCGGTGAGGCAGTTGTTGTAGCAAACTATACAGGCGGATATCTAATGATCTCCGGTACATCTTTCAGCGCACCTTTAGTAGCAGGTGTTGCAGCGGAGATAGGAGCATTGTTTGCGGACATGGTTCCGTTTGCACAGATGAAAAACACTATCATCACTACTGCTACTGAAAACGCATTGTTGTTTGAAGATAGCACTTTCAGCGAAAATCAAAATAAGATCGTCTACTTAATCACTTCAGATCCAAACGCTAGTTATAAAAATAATAACATGACTATGTATTTAGGTGTGCATCCTGAGTCAGGTGAGCCTATTGTTGCTAACTTAAACAGTGCCATCAATGTATCTGACTTGAATGTAGTATTCCCGGATGATCCTGTAGTATGGTCTATCGAATGGTTAGATTCTGCAATGGAAGCCGATTATGCGCAGTTCATGAATCTAGAGCCAGAAACAGGTACTCTCACTATCGCTAATCCTACTGTAACTCTTCCTGAAGAGACTAAACTCAAAATGATTGAGTTCGTTGCAGTAGCAACAACATCAAGAGCAAGAATGACCGGAACAACTATGTTCTACTTCCAGACTAATCCATTGTACGCTGAGACTAAAGAAAGCGATATCACATTGGCATTGACTGAAACTAATAGCATAAGTTTCTATGCTGCTTGGAGCGCGTCAATTAAGTAATCGTGACTCTTTGTACTGAATTCAAAGAAGATATTAAAACAGAACATTATGGTAGAGTGGCGTTAGAAGGCTACATCTACCATGATGTTTTTGAACCACATTTTTTTAACACACTAAAAAATTGCATATCTTCTATACTATTGAATGGTGATACAAAAACTTACTTAACCCATTCAACAACTTTTAAAATAGGTACAGAAAGTAAAAGAATATTAAGTCATGCTCAAAATGCTCGGGAACAGATAGTCGTCTATGATATCACATTCTTAAGAGATTATTACAATCAAACCAACGACACTATTTCTAAATGGGCAGATGACACTATTAGAAATAACATAAGTTCTATTTTTTACAAAGCAACATCAGTTGTCAAAAATCTAAAACCTTTCGCAGACAACAAAGATGATTGGATATTCTATAGATTGCACTTAAATTACCTTGAACAGGGTAAATACTTAGCATATCATTTAGATTCTGCACCTCATTTAACAAACGTAAAATCATCACCGTATACTACAGATCATAGAGATGCTAGAATGTACAGTATCACTTTTTATCTTTATGATCATAAAGAAGGATTAGGGGGCGAGATATGGAGTCCATATGGTTTTACATTCAAACCTAAATCTAATAGTTTGATAATCATTAACGGGCATCAAGCAGTACACGGCGTAACTCAGAACATGGACTCATCACCCCGCATGGCTTTCACTATAAGAGTAGCCCACAAAGATGATTTGCTTTTACCCGGTCATGCATCTAAATTTTTATATAACGTAGAAGAAAATCTAATATGATAGAACAAGTTGAGTATGATGTAGTGTATAATATTTGGATCAATCATTTATGGCCTGATAGAAAAAGCCCTATAGAAAAACATAGTGCTATGTTGATGGGCGATCAATATGATCTTAAAAATTATGAATACGAACCTACATTCTTTATCGTCAAAGACAACGGCACAATAGTAGGTTGTAATAGCGGTCACAAATGTTGTGATAATACATATAGATCGAGGGGTTTATATGTGTTTCCTGATTATAGAAAGAAGGGCTATGGTAAAGAATTACTATTAGCCACTATCAATCAGGGCAGAAAAGAAAACTCTGATGCAGTATGGAGTTATCCTAGATATGAGAGTTGGTCAACTTATAAGTCTGCTGGTTTTGAATTGATTTCAGAGTGGCGTGAGGGCGAGACAGGTACTAACGCTTACTGTAAGTTAGTATTTTAATAATATGCGCCTTCTTGACGCATTCTTCTTATGAACGTTAGGTATGTACTGCATATTCCATAACAGCGTAACTTAACAGTACTAAACATACCTCGGTCATCTATCTCAGGTAAAAATATAACACTTGAATTATTAATAGGTACTGTACCCGGTGTTATCAACTTACCGTTACTAGCAGTAACATATTGTGGAGGGGGCATCGTAGGGAAATAAAACCAATTAGGATATAATTTTACGTTCTGTGTGGGCAACCATGCTTGCATCGCAGTATTTCTAGCATTAATCCACCAACGATTTCCCTGCAAGTACTTTGTAGTTACCTCTGTGATAGGTTGATCATTTCCTAGATAAAACTGATCTCCGACCTTCCATACGTCTATCATACATGAAAAGCCCATACCTAGAGCCTTTCCTAATTGATTAGGTGTGTTAGCGTCTTCAAAGTTTTGGCCGTCGTAAATACCACGATAAGAAATGTATAGCATGTAGTATTTAGCAAAGAATGGAGCGGGCGAAGAGGTTCGAACTCTCGACATCAACCTTGGCAAGGTTGCACTCTACCAACTGAGTTACGCCCGCGTTAATATCTCAACTGCTGTATTATACTTATCTTCAGCCGCAAAAGTCAAGATAAATGTTACCCTAAATCCTTCACTAGCGACACAATGCCACAACTTACTGTCTTCGACATTACCATAATACATACCACGAATCATCCATCCGGGTTCGTCTACCAATGTCACGATTTCTCTTGATCCAGGAATTTTATATTTGAAATACCCGTTTCCATCTTTAGAATAAGAAAATAGGATAGCATATCCGGTCACATCACTATCACTATGCCAACGATCAAATCCTTTGGGTATGTATCCGCTAGTGTAAAAGCCGTCGAATTCAACCAGTTGTTGAAAGGATTCTAAAAAAAACTTCCCGCCCTCTGTGTCCCCTAGTATTTTATTATGCTTGTACTTAAGTATAGGGATGTCGTAGTCAAGGTGATTGAAAAGTGTATCGTCACTTATGGCTGCCATTAGAGCGTCATAGTAACTCAAGCCATCATAGTTCTTTGCAAAACTATGTTCCCCGTTGACAAAATCTTTATTTTCTATCGTCTTTAGTAGACTTAGTATTGTCGGGCTTGTTGGTTTTATTTCTGTTATCATAGTCTGATTTATCTAGTGCGCTGATAACCGCATCTTCGGTAGACAGTATATCTTGATAATAATTCTTTTTAAAAATGCGATCCCAATTATTATCAAATGTTTTTTTATCTACACTATATGGTCTAGGACTTGACCCCTTACCACTCATTTACCCTGCCCTCTGTAGTGTTTGAATGCTTTCTTTTGCTGTTTATTCATAGCACTAGTTTTCGGTCTGCTTCCACCCTGGCTAGTACGTTTGAATATTGTATTCTTCTTGTTTAGCGATGATGATCCAGCCATAAATTTATGTTCTCCTTGTCGTGCAATTATTTATAGCCAAAAAAATAGGGGGAATTAATTCCCCCTAAAACCAACATGACAGAGACTTATTTTAGTTGCTGTCTTCCGCCATTCTCTTTGCCAGGGTGTCCGCCTGATCCGTCAGTGCTTGGACCTGCATCATCTGAAGACTTTTTCTTCATCTTGAAAAACAAGAAGGCTGCAAAACCTGCTACTACTAATACTGTTACAATTGTTTCAAGATCCATTAGATTTCTCCTTTATATATGCATCATTGGCATACTAAAGTATTTATCAAGAAATCACTCTGAAAACCAAGTATGTAATCTATTCGTTAAATGTTTATGTGGTATCGCGGCAGGGTGGCAAGCATCAAAAAATTGCTCTTTATTGTTCATAGCATCATATATCTCAGCATGTAGATTCATTATTTCAAGTTTTTCATCTATTGAATGATATGATCGTTCTATCATATCCAATCTAGAAAGCGATATGCATCTTGGTAACTTTCTACCCACAATCTCACTACGCCAATCTTCTATGATATATGTTGGATTATGATAATCATATAGCATGGGTTCTACCGGTGCCTGCCCACCTATCACTACTGTTTTTGGATTTCCGCAAATTTCTACTAAATGCTTGAATGCTCTATATGCAGTCTTGCACCCTAATTCATGTATATCTTCAATCTTTATCCAACGAAACATTATAGGCTGTACTGAGGCGCGAATAGACTCAGTGTGAAACCAAATTATCCAGTCTATCTTTTCACCGCGATAATTTGGGTCAGGTAAGAATTCGGGACCAGAATCAGCATATGTTTTCTTTTTATAACTTACATCTTCATCCACTCTTAGTTCTTTGTTTTCTATAGCAGATATAGCATAACTTATTGTATCGACATTGCTTCCGCCATTCAATGAGTAATTGAAGACATTATATCCCATAGCCCTTAGTCGAAATTCTGTGTGATCTTCAGGTACTGTATTATAGCCTTTAACGTAGTTAGGTACTCCCCAACTGTCTCCTACGATTAATATATTTTTCATAGTGCGTTACCCGGAGTTTTTATGTAATCATGCTTTTGATTATTCTTATAAAACCAACTGATCGCATCATGAATTTTTTTAGTGAGTTCATAATGAGGTGTTCTTCCAGGATGACAACCATCAGGAAATAGAGGATCTTCTATTTGAGCAGAGTTAGATAAAGCAGTCATCTTATCGCGATAGAGGTCTGATATTGACAACAGTTTTTTGATAGTCTCAGGATGCCAAGTCCAAGAATGTAACATAGGTTCTGATCCGAATGCTTGAAACTCGGGCAATTTTTCCTGCAGTATTTCACTTCTCCAATCATCTACACGGAAAAAAGGATTTAAATACTTATCAAATACGTGTTTAACTAATGGTGCTTGCCCGCCTACAGCAATAAATGGTATGTCATTATTTTCTTTTAAGAAATTTGCCATTTTACCATACACCGCTTCTGCTAAATCATCTACTGCCTGTTCATAAGGTTTTAATAAACTAATTTTCGTTTGAAAATGCTGATAGTCTCTAAACAATGCTGTATGAAACCAAATGATTAAATCAGGATTTAATTTTTCGTTTTTGATGCAACTTATCGCTCTTCTAATCGCTTGTACATTTGAAATACCGCCCTGCGCAGAATTATAAACATCATACCCTAGCCCACGTAAATATTGGTCAGTATGATATATACCGTCTGTATAATTTGGTTCAGCATCTAACCAAAATTTTGGACGAACGACATTAGTAGGATCAGATAATAGTTCGCCCGGTGTTAGTGAATATTCAGGTACTCCCCAACTGTCTCCCATTATTAGTATCTGTTTCATAGACTGCTGATGCTCTTCCATTTATATTTCTTAGCACACTTAATACTATTGCTAAGTGCCGCCGCACAAGGAAATCTATGATTTTTTTTGAATCGCCAACCGTTCAAATAGAATGGCTTCAATACAGTATCGCCATTCCACCAACCGCGTTCGGTTTTGATGTAACCTTGTTCTTCAAGTTGATTACGCAACTTAGTAAACTCATCGTGGTCTTTGCTACCGATGCTGACAACTTTGTCCCAACCTTTGAGTACTTTAAAGATTTCTTCGGGTGTAGGATTATTACGATCTACGATGAAATCGTGTTCAGTCCTAACTGTTACATCAGTAATATATTGTTCATCAATCTCAAAATTGTTCATTTCTCTACAAATGCCTTTTCGATGACAAAAGTTCCGGGCTCTCGTAAACTACCTTCAGTCATGCCCTTTGATATACACCAATCAGTAACTTCCTGATTGAATTCTAGATTACCGCATAGCATGATTTTATCACGGCTGTAATCAATCGTCAAGTCATTATCATATAGTTGAGCCGTGATTCTTTTCTCGCCGGCGCCCGTTATGATAGGCTTATATGTCAATTTGGGTTCTATCAACTCAAATAATTCGGGCTCTCCGTCTTTGAAACTACTGATCAAATCATCATAATATGCTAGATCCTTTTTATCTCTCACACTATGTATTATATTTATTTTATCCCAAGTCTCAAGAGTTTCGATATCACGTATTAGGCTCATGAAGGGCGCTAGTCCAGTTCCGGTGGCTAGCATATATAGTTCGCCGCCTTTAATCAATGCATCGTTGCGTAATGTTCCTGTAGTCTTTTCTGCTAGTATGACTTCATCGCCTACTTTGATATGTTGTAGTCTGCTAGTAAGGTCACCGTCTTGTATCTTGATACTGAGAAATTCCAATTCATCTTTCCATGGTGGACTGACTACGCTGTACGCACGTAGTATATTTCTGTTATCTACACGCAGACCTATCATGGCAAATTCACCTGCATAAAATCTAAATCCTTGATCTCTAGTCGTTTTAAAACTAAAAGTTCTATCGCTCCAGTGATGCACCCATGTAACTGTTTCTGTGATCATTTAGGTCTCATGAATTCTTTGAAAAAATATGTTCTCAATGCTCCTAGGATTTGTTCAGACCTAAAAGGCTGATTAGTGACTTTCATTATCGCTTCGTGATTTTCAGCCAAAAAATGTTCTAGATTATATCTAGATACTTGTCTATCTCTCACTTCTTGCAAGAAACTCCTATACTTCGTAGCAAATGGATATACTTGTTCATTAGGTAATCCGCTACTACTTGCCCCTCTGTTCTCAAGGGCGTCTATGAGCATATCAACATGTGGTTGTAAATCTTCGTATTTGATTGTCATAAGTTTGATTGGTGGAAGCGGTGAGATTCGAACTCACGGACCCCTTGCGGAATCGCTAGTTTTCAAGACTAGAGCATTCAACCACTCTGCCACACTTCCATTTCATTATTTTAACAGATTTACTTATCATATAAAAGAAAAGAGGAGATATTTCTATCTCCCCTGATCTTGACTGAATTTAGATGTTCGATTAGAACATGTAGTTCAAGTCTAATTGTAGACGCTTGTAATCTTCTTTGTTGGCTCCTCGCTCAACATCGAAATACTTAGCGTTGACCTTCCAACCCTTAGCGACTCTGTAACCAGCAGTTAGGCCATAGCCCTTGTGATTACCTTGTGCGCCTGCAAAGTCAGAATCATGCCACAAACCATACTGTGCATTTGCCTCGACTTTCTGATGGAATACTGAAGCATCCCACTTGCCTTTGGCAACCTTCACACCGTATGCTAGTGCTTGGTTATCAGCATTTGCCTTGTCGTTGCGCATGAAGTCTACGAAACCGGCTACTGGAAGACCAGCAACCTTAACACCAACTTCACCGAATGCTTGCTGAAGAGTCACATCTGAGCCTACACCACCGGCAGCAACATGCTTGATGCTGTGATTGTGTAATGCGGCAGCACCTGTCAATGACAATGCTCCAACATCCTTCTTTAAGCCAACTTGTAGGCTCTGTACTCTAGAATCATCGGCTGCACCGCCTTCTACGATCTTCAATGAAGACGCATTAGCGAACAATCCTGATTTATGAGCAAACGCTACTGCTAGACCTTCTGGCTTGATATCACGGTCAAAAAATAGACTTGGTGAACTTGCCCAAGGTTGATGCATCTTACCAAGGCGAACCTTGACTTGATCCATAGCGGCGTACTCAACATATGCTAAGTGTAGACCCATATCTTTAGAATTGGCGTTACCGCCCATGTCATCCCAAGATGAATTGAATGTACCAGTTCTAGTACCAAATACCAAAGTTGTCTTATCGTTAACTTTAGCATTCAATAGTAACTCTGCTCTGATACGATCTTTTTCAGACTTAGGTGCAGTTCCTGCTTCGACTGAATCAAAACGATAACCGAAGTTACCATTAATTTTCACATCTTGTGCGAGAGCCGCAGTAGATAGTGATCCCAACATAACTAATGTTATAAGTGCTTTACGCATATTTTATATCTCCTTGTTGTTATGCCACGTGAGTGGCATCATGTCCTATTTCAAAGACATATAGTATTTAACAGGCCTGAGGGGTCATTAAAATATACTACTTTATTTTGGGCTAAAGTTCTTTAAAACCTTAACTTCTTGACGGCTTTTAGCAAGTTCAGCCTTGTCTAATGACACTAGGCCGCGCTCTGCTAGATACCCATCTTCGCCTAAAGCCCTGACACTTACATATTCGTCAGCAAATTCACGCAATCCTGGAATTGCACCGATATGTGCTTTCTTTACGTAAACGAATAATGGACGACTTGCCGGGAAACTACTATCGCTAATAGTCTCAAATTTTGGTTCTACGCCCTCAATCTTTAGACCTTTTAGTTTGTTTAGATTTTCCTCAAGGAAACTATAACCAAAAACACCCAAAGCATTCACGTTGCTTATCAACTTCTGTGCGATTAGATTATCATTCTCGCCTGCTTCAACATATGCGCCATCTTCACGAATAGCATGACAGGCTTTCTTGTTCTCTAACTCACAACCTGCTTCCATATACAACTCATGGAAACTATCTCTAGTACCACTTGTTGGAGGTGGTCCGTAAACTTCAATCTTCACAGCAGGAAGAGTTGGATTTACATCACGCCATGTCTTATATGGATTAGGTATCATAGCACCATTTGGTCCTGGTACAGTCTTTGCTAATGCTAGATAAACATCTTTACGACTTAGACCTGATAGTTTACCTGCTTTGTTTTCAGCGATAGTAAGACCGTCATAACCAATCTTGATCTCAAGTATTTCACTTACACCATTTTTCGCACATGTGTCGAACTCAGACTTTTTCATCTGTCTGGATGCGTTGACCGCATCTGCGTGTTGTGGACCAACACCATTACAGAACAACTTGATACCACCACCGGTACCAGTGCTTTCAACTTTCGGGGTTTTAAATTTACCAATTCTACCGAACTGTTCTGCAACAGTTGTAGTGAAAGGATATACTGTTGAACTACCTACAATATTGATTTGATCTCTTGCTTGCGCACCCGCGCTTGCTAATATTACTAAACTAAATGCTACTAATTTTTTCATGTCATAATCTCCTTGATTACGACACTATTTACGGAAATCAACAAATTTTTTTATTGCATTTCTATTACAAAAAACCCGCTTGATCTCTCAAGCGGGCTATGCTACTTAAGTTGGGTATAGATTACTTCTTATTCCAAGCCCAAAATAGTACTGCTAGTGCGACTAGGCCTACAAGACCTTTCTCACCCAAAGCACCTGCGAACGCAGTTATATTACCTACTACATCTAAATGCATGAACGGAACTGCTGGTCCAAACAATATCTGTAGTATGACACCTACTGCTAACAACTTAATACCTAGATCCATGATCATGTGCAAAAAGTCGCCAGCCATGTCAAATGCTTTTTTTAGTTTATCCATTATAAATACCTCCAGAGGATTGGAAAACTTCCTCACTAGTATTTACAGGTTGTGAGTAGTGCTTAGTAGATGCATATTAATGCACCTACCAAAACACCGTTTTTAGATCAAACCCTCTGTACGAAGGGTGGCAACGGTCATAGCATCGATGATGATCTCATTGCGCACATTGGCCTCGAGGACTGCATCCTGCAAGCGTTGCTTCTCACGCTTGTGCGCTGCCAATGCTTCCTTATAACTCTGATTGCTTGCTTCAGTCGCTACACCGGTACTGATCTCGTTGTAACGATCATAGATCAAACTACGACCTTCGTCCTTGGAATTGCGCAGTTTATTCAACTTACCTTCGATGACTTCTGCGCTCTGTCGCACAGGGCGATCAGCCATCTTTTGATTGATTGCGATCAACTTGTCCAATCGTGCGATCTTAGTCAACATCTCTGTGATGCCAGTAGCGTTGTTGGCGCTAGCCACATTGCTACGAATATCATATAATGCATCTACCAATGCCAATTGGCGCTGGAATGCTTTGAAAGATTCGTCGGCTTTGATTGCGATGACCTGTTCGGCTACTTCGAACTCGTTTAGGCTAACATTCTCAACGACATTGATTGACTTCAACAATTCGTTGATAATGTTTTGGATTGCGTTTGCTTTGCGTAGACTGATATTCATTTGTATCTCTCCTTAAAGTTTCGATATTTGCTCTGATTAATATCAGAGATTAAAATCTGTACATAACTGCGGATGAATGACCCTCGCTTATGTACATTCATGATAGTTGAAGCACTGCGCTTAACTGATTTAGGTATTTTAACTGTTCTACTATCGTAGCCTGTACATGACATATTATGTTCCTTTAAAAATTATATTATACAACAAAATAAAAACAGAGTCAAGAAAGTAAGTAACCAACTAGACAAGTTGCAATTTGCAAAAGACAACTGACAATGCACAGAGGCCTATATATTCCTAGTCAGCAAAATACAAGAAGGTTAGATAAAAACCGTTTGGACTAGTTCACATAAGCACGGTACGATTTCCAGTCGTATTGCTATAGGCGTCATTACAGGATAAAAAGTCCTATAATAAGTTTTGTCAGTCCTAATCTCCTTCTCAACTCCGGGCAGTTTACAAGTTCTCATGCCATGCTTAACTGCCAAAAACCTAAAAAATTTGGTGGGCCCTCCGGGACTTGAACCCAGAACCTGCCGATTATGAGTCGGATGCTCTAACCAATTGAGCTAAGGGCCCTGAAATCTGATTGGTGCCTCGGGCCGGACTCGAACCGGCACACCTTTCGGCGAGGGATTTTAAGTCCCTTGTGTCTACCAATTTCACCACCGAGGCTTTGTTCAACATGAGATCAATTATATATGCATTGCTCTTTCTTGTCAAGCCTTTTCTTAAAGAATAAGTATATTATGGAGAACATATAAATGGAAATCATCAACTACATCCGTAATAAATTTAATAATTATCAAGAACTTAACAACACTTTCGTGGGAACTCCCCCATATCCTATGATAGTCCTTGACGATTTTTTACCCAAAAATCATGCTCAAAAGATGTATGAAGAGTGTGTCACAGTTCCGGACAAGCACTGGCGCGACTTTACTAGACGCGGAAGTTTAATGAAAGAGTGTAATAATCTAGAAGCCTGCCCTGCGGCTTATGAGTTCACTAATGTAATGCACAGCGCGTTAGGTATGAACTGGTTAACTAAGGTCACAGGAATAACTGATCTAATACCTGATCCCTATCTGACTGGTGCGGGATATTCTAGGACATATAAAGGATATAGTTTAAAAATCCACACTGATTTTAATTGGAATGATAGTTTGAAACTGCATCGAATGTTGAGCCTAATAGTTTACCTCGATCCTGAATGGAAAGAAGAGTGGGGCGGGGCATTGCAATTCAAAGACTTCAACAACGAACGAGTAATACAACAAGTTCCTACATTGTTTAACAGAGTAGTTATTTGGCGTTATCATAAAAGGGGTTTTCATGGATATCCAGATCCAATAACATGCCCAGAAGATCGTACAAGAAATACATTTAGATTGTTTTTCTATGTGAGTGATGCAAAGTACAGAGAAGATGACAGACCGCACCGCAGTCTATATTGGTTTGATAATGATTTAGGAGAGCCTTATGATATCCCAACTCACAAATAAAGGTTACACATTCAAAGATCCTTGGGACATCGTTACTTTATTTGAAGACAAGTTAGCGCAGTATGCTGGGTCAAAATATGCTGTGTGCCTTGATAGTTGCAGTAATGCATTATACTTGTGTTTAAAGTATCTTGATATAAAAGATACAGTAATTGAGATACCAAAAAATACTTATGCATCTGT